AGTTCAAATGATTGCGGGCGACCAGGTGTAGGTTCTGATTTAGCAATCTTTACCCATGTTACAAATAAACGCTGTAACATTCTTCCAACCTGTTCAGTGTATGCATTGACAACGTCAGTGTCTAAATCTTCTGCATGCATGCCAACGAAGTTTTTAATTGTTTGTAAAGAAACAATTTGCGGAGGTGTAGTTATAACTGCATCTAATGCCGCTGGCTCTGCATTTAGATATTTTGATCTTGCTTCACGTGCAATATTAACAATTAATTCTTCAACACGATCTTTGTACAAATCATTTGCTTTTAGATCCCTTATCAACTTAGAATCTTTAGATGCTAAAAATTGTGTTACACGAATACCAATCTCGTTAAACTCTGCTACTAAGTCTTTATCAATTTCTACGCCGTCGGCCTCAGCATCTTGTTGTGAAGTTTCTAAGAACATAACTGCTGCCGCAATAATTAGAGCAACTGTTTTTGTTGTAGCATCTACGTTGTTACCGCGGGAATTAACTGCGCCACTTAAAATATCATTATAAGTTTGACGTACTTCTTCATCTTCTGCAACTTTACCATTTAATACCAGACGCAATAATTCGGCTTTGTTGTTCTTTAAAATTTGTTTAACGGCCGCTGGCTCAACTTGGATCGTTTTTTCATTAGCAACTACCTTAGGTAGCATTGCCATTGTTGTTTTATAGATCATACCAATTGGCATCGGAGTTGCACCACTTTGAATAGCGTTTAGTCCATTACCTAAACGATTCATAATTTGCGGGCGGGCGGCATTAACAAGTGCATCAGCAAATTTGTTTAATGCGGCATTATTGCCCATTAATGCTCGCACAATACCTGTAGGGCCATCGCCACCGGCCATAGCTTTTACTTTATTAACAAAGTTGTCTAAAAAGCCCTCGTCTAGTTGCTGTTGTAATTCAGAAATTTTCACTGTTCGTTTTCCTTAATAGCGCGAACTCCTCGAGTAAACTTAGCAGGATCTCCATTTTTAATTGCTAACTGCAATCGACGTACCAGCTCTTCGGCTTGGTGCGGAGGGTAGTTAGACTGAATAATTTCTACAAGGTTAATAACACGAGCAATAGCTTGTGTTGCAAGTCCTTCTACAAGCAGGTGCTTATCTTGCTTTGGGACTAGTCCTGTGATTTCTTCTAAAATGCTACGAGTTTGTTTACGCATGATTATTGTATTTAGTGGTAAATAGAGTTATAGGAGACTTTGAAAATGCAACTTTCCCCAAGCGCACAAGACTTGAGAGATCTAGCAAATCGTTTACAACAGATTAGCGAGTTTGAAACACAAACGGCCGCAGATACGCACAATGCCGAGCACGACATTACCGACGGCGAGCTTGCTCGTTTAAAGATGGCACTACGTCCGTTAGTTAGTGGCGACATGCAAAGCCGTTTTACCCAGGTTTTAAACAAAATGATTACTAACCAACCGATCACTTTTGCTGAATCTAAATTGATTACTTCTGCTTTTATTAGCATGGCTGATATTATTGCAGATGATCCATCGTTAATTGCCCGTTTACGTAAAGACATTAAAGATTACAATGACAAAAAAGGCGGTGACAATTCTGAGGGTGACGAGTATAGTCCAGATCTTGAACCAGAGGATTTTGATACTGAAGAACCAACAGCTGACTTCGAAGAGCCAACTGATGATTCTGAGTATAATCTAAAGTAATCAAATATCCCTGCTCACAATAGCCCTTAGTGCGTCCCTGTTAACGCTAGTAGCAACAGGAGTAGCTAGGGGCTTTTTAGTGTCTGAATTTTCTGCCCAGGGCGCACTTAATACATTAAGAGGTCCTGACGATGCAGGAGAAGTATTCACAGTTGTACCTCCTGAATTGGTACGCTTTAGCTTGTCGTATACATCGCCTGCTTTCATTGTAGTGCTTGCACCATCATCAGCGGCGTCACTGATACGCAATGTATCTGGGTTAAAGCTCAAATCAATCTTTTGTCCAACTGCACTTGAGCTACGAGTTTTCATGAACTGTAACTGTACCATACAACGCTCACGCATTGTAGGAGTACTGTAAATACCAAACACGTTGTCAGCCGTTTGAATCTTACTCAAACCACCAGCAATCATCGAGTGGTCAAACTCTACACTTTCAACAGCACTACGGTTTAACTGTGAAGCTGTCGCTAATAGCAACTGCTCAGTAACAACCATGTTACGCAATTCTTCTGCTACCAACTTGTCTTTAACGAACATATCACTTACGCTAATCTTTTGACTTGCTGGCATCATCAAGTCTAAGTAGTCAACTAGGATAGCATCTACTTTAATCTTGCGCTGTGTTTGGAATTCACGTACCCATGCAAGCAAGTCATTTGCTGTAATGCCGTTTGTTAGCTGTACAATTTGCAGTACGCCAGCTTTCTTTGCATTGATACGTACCTTAAGGTCAACGTCTTCTAGCCTCTTAAACACTTCACGAGTAGGAGTATCTGTAAGCATAGCGTCCATACGCATAGCACACAAACCTTCACTAAGTTCCAGCGAGAAATAAACAACGTTGAGTCCAGTATTAGCCCAGTTTAGTGCTAAGTTCTGCAAGAACAAACTCTTACCTGCACCAGATGCTCCAGCAAAGATGTTTAGTTCGCCCCTGTTGAAACCACCGTACAGTTTATCGTCAAGTGTTTTCCAGCCAGTGCTTAACTGACCATTATTATCTTTTAGTGCTTCAAGTCGTCCCTTAGGATCTGCAAAGTAATCTGTACCAAATGTCTTTGGCAAACCAACCTGGACTGCTTCTTTGATTAGCTTTTCAACAGAACCATATTGACTTTTATCTAGTAAGTCGGCACTGGTTAGAATGGCTCGCTCAAGTGCTTTGTGTCTTGCAAAACCTTCAAATTCTTCTAAGAACCATTTGCTATGCTCTGTTCCTACATCGCCAATTGCTTTTAGCTCTACCCCGCACGTTGCTGTAATTTGTGCAACGTCTGGTATGTTAGCATGTTCGTTTACATAGTTCTTAATAAACTCTGCGGCGCTACGCAAACGCCTATCAAAATACTCGGCATCTAGCACGTTCATACAACGTGCTGCCAAATCTCTGTTGCTTACTAGAAACTCCAAAAATAGTTTCTGTAAGTCGTATCCATATTCTTTTACTTCGCTCATTTATTTCCCTCTAAGGTCACTGACACCAGCGCCTTGCTAATAATTTAATCTTCAACGGACTGGTCTCAATTGCCGATATCACACTTTGTAGTGTAGCAACTCGCCCAAACCTCTGCGCCGCTTCATTTGCATCTTTAATGCCTTCTGGCCAATCTGGAAAGCTAACGTTCCATCCTAATTCTGCTGCCTGTAGAGCCAACTGTAAACCTGCAGGATCCCTGTCTGGTAGTACAACTGGTTCATTATCAATGTCTTCGATAATCTTCGCTTGCTCAGGGCTGATAGAGTTTGTCATAATCGCAACTCCGTCTAGTGTAAGAGCATCATATTCACCTTCTACAACAATAGTGTACTTACGTTGTTGTGTTTGATGGTCTAAGTTAAAGACAAAGCTAGCAGGTCTATTAGCAATAATTTTTGCTGTTTTCTTGTCAGGTACATCACCAATCCAACGTGCATTGTATCCTACTAACTTGCCATCATCAAAGAACGGCAATATTACTCTACGATTCATGCCTTGTACAATACTTGGACTTGTAAACCACTCAGCTAGTTCTAATACACCACGCTTGTCTAAGTATTCAGCTGCCTCTAATGTAATGTCTTGTATTTCCCAAGGGAAGTCAATTTCTGGCCAGTTGGGCTTTCTAAAAGGCTCGCTAACTGTTTGCTCATCATCTTCAATGACTTGGTCCCACAGTTGTATTTTAAGACGTTGTATTTCACCTTCATCAATACCAATGGCTCGCATTAGTTTGATTAGCTTAATGCCAAGTCTTTGTCCAGGGCGCCAGCCTGTTGTGTACCCGCAATTAAAACAATGATAGCCTGTGCGATCTTGTTCAAATTTAAATCCGCCACGATGGCGTGTATCTGGGCGAGGCTGTCCGTTTTGAACACACACCGGACAGTTCATAGTCAACCAGCCGTTGCTATGTGATTTTAAAACAGGTAGATGTGCTTTAAGCGTGGATTCAACTATACTCATTATGAGTTAGTTTACACTCTTACAACAACTTTGTCAAGGGTTCCGGCGTTTGAGCCTGCGTCTGATTTAATCACTCTTAGCCAACGTACACCGGCATAGAAGTTGTATGGATCGATACCAGTATAGCCAGAAAGATCTAATGTAGCAACTGTGTAGTCTTGTGGCTTTAGGTTTGCCCACATTGTGGCACCAGTTACGTTCTCATCCATTGTACCTTGGACGATGACTGTCCCAGTGTAGTTAGAACAATATAAACCAACTGTGAATAATGATGTATCTTTTTTGTAGTAGTTTGGACCATTAAATGCACTTGAAATGTAAATGCCGTTTGAATTTGTCCAAGAAGTGATTTCGTTTGTACTGCGGCTAGTTGGTACTACTGCATCTTTAACTTCGACATCAAACGCACCTTGTTGAGCACGATTCCAAGTTAACGCCAACTCTAATCCATCTTCGTTTACAATAGTAGCACCTACTGAATATAAGCCCGGACCTAATGTCATTAGATCTCTAGCAAATACAGTTACACGAGCTTGCCCGTTTTCTGCAACTGTAGGCATTGCACGGCGTCGAAAGATAGTAGCGCCTGTTTCGCGATCCCACATTGTGATAGTCAATTCGCGACGTAATAAGCTAACAGGGCGGCGATCGTTGCCTGTTATCGTTAAATCTAGCAAGTTATCAACTCCCTTGAACCAAACAATACGTTGGTCAGTATAACTAGGAGCATGACGTGTAGTACTATGCCCTGTACCTGCGCCAGCGTAGTTTAAGGTTGCTGTTGGGATTGATGAGTTTAATGTAGCCATACAGCTATTTAGCAGACCACCAATTTCTAAAATGATAAGTAATCATGATGGATAGCAAGTTAAAAGAGTTCTTAGAGCGTTTTCCCTTTATGAGCTTGGTACGATACGGCGAAAACGAATTAGTTGGTATAATCCAAAATAGTGATAATGTAGTTGTCACTATGTATGTCTACAACCTGCTAAAAGACGATGAAGATAAACTTGCATTTATTGAACAAGGTGACGAGTGGTGGTGGGGTTCAAACCGTTTAATCCCTATCAACATTGTGCTAAAAGAGCCAATGCGTAGATTTGCTTATGCGCTTAAAACGTTTAGTACCAAAGACTTTGAAGTACTATACGGGCACCAGACCAGCCTCACAAATGTCATTACTAAACGTACCAAAAGACGTCAAATTAGCTTGATTAGAAAGCTAGATTAAAGATACTCGTGACTAATTGCTTCGCAGATTAAATTCATCTGCGCTACAATAGCAACTGCATACGCTACGGCATGCGCCTTTTTAAAGTAGTACTCACCATTCTCTGGCTTCGTCCACACTTCCTTCATA